TGCGAGGAAGATCCAAATACTCACCGTTCTTGAGCAACGAGCTGCTGTTCAAGGAAAAGCTGAACAATCTAGGCTTGCCAAAAAAGCAAAAGAAACATTGAGGAAACAACGTGGCACTAGCAAAAAGTCAACGTAGTCTTAAAGCATGGTCAAAGCAAAAGTGGAGAACAAAGAGTGGTAAGCCCAGTAGCAAAACTGGAGAACGCTATCTACCTGAAGCTGCAATCAAGGCTCTATCACCACAGGAGTACGCAGCGACAACTAGAGCTAAAAGAAAAGGCACAAAGGCAGGGAAGCAATTCGTCAAACAGCCAAAGGGTATCGCAAAGAAAACACGAGCGTACAGGAAAGTAAAGTAATGATTACAAAAGTGTGGTTCATAGTAGCAATAATGTCTGGTGTGTATGCAGATGGAACAAAAGATGTATTTATATTTGAACAACCTAAAGATCATGGACACTTTCACACTTCTGCTATGTGTCAAAAGTATATAGGGGATAACCCTTTCAAACTTGTTAAAGCTCTTGTTAGAGAGTATGGAGACAGATCACCTGAAAAGATTATGTGTGTGCCTGAGGAAACGATTGAGTCTTTTATGGAACAGGCTAAAACATAATGCTGTATGAGCCTACCTGTGAAGTTTGTGGGCATCACATTGAAGATGATAGATGTGAGTATTGTGAAAAGACAGGCGACAACGGTGCTTGGGTAGAAGAGGTTATAAGGGAAGAAGATGACAAAAAATCTGACTGAAAAGCAACAGAAGTTTTTAGCAGCACTGTTTGACGAGGCAGGTGGTGACGCACGACTAGCTAAGAAGATGGCAGGGTATTCTGATGAAACACGATTGTCTGAAGTTGTTAAGCCACTGAAGGATGAGATAATGGAAGCGACAAAAGAGTATATGGCTTACGTTGCACCAAAGGCTGCGATGGCAATGGGTAATGCACTCATTGATCCCACAGAGCTAGGCATACGAGATAAGATGACAGCGGCAAAAGATTTGTTGGACAGGGCAGGGCTTATTAAAACGGAAAAGGTAAACGTAGAATCTTCAGGTGGTTTATTTGTTCTTCCTGCAAAAGAAGGAACGAATGAGTAGTGAAGAGTTAGGATATTGGACGCTACCTAAACCTGACATAGAGGTTAAAGAGTGGAGAAAAATACCTAGAGTTGCAAGAGTAATACCCTTTGGCTATGAAGTTGATCCTGAAGATGCTGACTTCCTGTTACCTATAAAGAATGAATTAGACGCACTAGAACAGGCAAAAACGCATCTTAAACAATACAGCTATAGAGAAGTAGCAAACTGGCTAAGTAAAGAAACAGGACGCTACATCTCACACATGGGACTAAAGAAGAGAATACAAGTTGAGCGAAGACGTAAAAAATCAACTACGATTAAAAGGGAGCTTGCCAGAAGGCTCAAAAAGACGCTACAAGAGATCGAAAAAGCCGAAACAAGTAGAACAGGTAGTTACACCACAGCAGGAACAGCTGCCTGAAATAAAGATAAAACCACAAGAGGTTCAGGAACAGGATGTACTGTTCAAACCAAATGAAGGACCTCAAACAGATTTCTTAGCCTCTTCAGAACGAGAGGTGTTATACGGTGGAGCAGCAGGTGGTGGTAAGTCGTTTGCCATGTTAGCTGACCCACTCAGAGGACTAAACAATCCTAACTTCAGTGGACTGTTAGTTCGACACACAACGGAGGAGCTAAGAGAACTGATACAAAAATCTCAGGAGTTGTATCCAAAAGCAATTCCTGGCATTAAGTGGTCAGAAAGAAAGTCGCAGTGGGTAACACCTAAGGGGGGAAGACTGTGGATGTCATACCTAGACCGTGACCTAGATGTCATGCGTTATCAAGGACAGGCATTTAATTGGATAGGGTTTGACGAGCTTACACAGTGGGCAACACCCTACGCTTGGGACTACATGCGATCAAGACTTAGAAGCGCAGATCAATCATTGGGTCTGTATATGAGAGCAACAACTAACCCAGGAGGACCGGGACATCAATGGGTAAAAAAGACATTCATAGACCCATCCCCACCCAACTCATCGTTTTGGGCAACGGACACAGAAACTGGTAGTGTTATTACATTTCCACAAGGGCATAGCAGAGAGGGGCAACCTCTTTTCAGAAGACGCTTCATACCTGCTAATTTGTTTGACAACCCTTATCTAGCTGAATCAGGTGACTACGAGGCAATGCTACTATCGTTGCCTGAGCATCAGAGGAAGCAACTGCTAGAAGGTAATTGGGATGTAGCTGAAGGTGCAGCGTTTCCTGAATTTGATAGAGCAAAACATGTAGTAGAGCCGTTCAAGATACCGTCTAGTTGGAGAAAGTTTAGAGCGTGTGACTATGGTTACGGAAGTTACTCTGCTGTAGTATGGTTAGCCGTATCACCTGCTGAACAGCTTGTTGTATACAGAGAGCTACAGGTTTCAAAAGTCTTAGCTGTAGACTTAGCCGACAGAATACTAGAGCTAGAAGCTGAAGACGGTACGATACAATACGGAGTTTTAGATAGTTCACTATGGCACAAGAGGGGCGACACTGGTCCTAGCCTAGCAGAACAGATGATAGTAAGAGGTTGTAAGTGGCGACCATCAGATAGAAGTAGAGGAAGTAGAGTTGCAGGAAAAAATGAATTACACAGAAGACTCCAAGTCGATGAACATACCGATGAACCACGCCTTGTTATATTTAATAACTGCACAAACCTTATATCTCAACTTCCTAGTCTCCCTTTGGACAAAAAGAACTCCGAAGATGTAGATACAAATAGTATGGATCACATGTATGATGCTCTGCGTTATGGTGTGATGACACGACCACGTAGCTCCATATGGGACTACAACCCTGTGAATCAGCGAACAGGTTTTCAAATCGCTGATCCTAACTTTGGATATTAAATATGGCAGAAGAAAACGAAGTAGCATTTGACACAGCAGATGTCACGGCAATGCAGGACAACGATCCTGCGCTAAAATCAGAGAGTGATGTAGTAAGTTTTGTACAGGGTAGATTTAAACGAGCAGAGGATGTAAGACAACAGGACGAGCAACGATGGCTTAAAGCATACAGAAACTACAGAGGACTATATGGTCCTGATGTACAGTTTACCGAAACAGAAAAGTCTAGAGTGTTTGTAAAGGTAACAAAAACAAAAACACTAGCAGCTTATGGTCAAATAATTGACGTACTCTTTGGGAACAACAACTTTCCTTTGACAGTAAATCCAACGAAACTACCTGACGGTGTAGCTGAGTCGGTACACATAAACATAGACCCTAATGCAGAAAAGGGTCAAGAGGAACTGCAACAGGCTTTTGGAGATACACCTTCAGAGCCTTTTTTGTTTAAGCCTAACGGAAAGCTACAGCCAGGAGAAACACTACAGGATTTACAGAACAGGCTTGGTGCAGCAGAAAACAAACTAGGCGCAGTATCAGAAAAGATAATAGAAGGTCAAGGCACAACAAATACTACTGTAACCTTTCACCCTGCAATGATTGCTGCAAAGAAGATGGAAAAGAAGATACACGATCAGCTAGAAGAATCAGGTGCTAACAAACAGTTACGTAACACAGCTTTTGAGATGGCTCTGTTTGGCACAGGCATTATGAAAGGACCTTTTGCCTTAGATAAAGAGTATCCTAATTGGGGAGAAGAGGGCGAGTACGATCCACTAGTTAAAACTGTTCCGTCCACAAGCCACGTATCTATGTGGAACTTCTACCCTGATCCTGATGCGTACAGCATGGATGAGGCAGAGTATTGTGTAGAGAGACACAAGCTGTCTAAAACACAAATGCGTAATCTAAAGAACAGACCATACTTTAGAGAAGAGTCTATTGAGTTATGCCTAGATATGGGCGCTCAGTACGACAAGAAGTATTGGGAAGACGATATGAAGGACTATGCTATAGAAAACTATACAGAGCGATACGAAGTCCTAGAGTTTTGGGGATACGTAGATGCTGACATATTAGAAGAGAACGGTGTAGAGATACCTGAAGAGTTAGCTGACGTAGAGCAGATAAACTGTAACATATGGGTGTGTCAAGGGCATGTGCTACGAATGGTGTTAAATCCATTCAAGCCTGTGCGTATACCTTACTACGCTGTTCCTTACGAGCATAATCCATACAGCTTCTTTGGTGTAGGTATTGCAGAAAATATGGACGATACACAGACATTGATGAATGGTTTTATGCGTATGGCTATTGATAACGCAGCATTAAGTGGTAACTTGATTATGGAGGTTGATGAGACTAACCTCGTGCCAGGTCAAGATTTATCTGTCTATCCAGGTAAAATATTTAGGAGACAAGGGGGTGCGCCAGGACAAGCTATCTTTGGTACTAAGTTCCCAAATGTAGCTGGCGAGAACATGCAACTATTTGACAAGGCACGAGTGTTAGCAGACGAGAGTACAGGGTTTCCGTCCTTTGCTCATGGGCAAACAGGTATACAGGGTGTAGGACGTACAGCCTCAGGTATATCTATGCTGATGTCTGCAGCAAACGGTTCGATACGTAATGTTGTCAAGAATGTGGATGACTATCTGTTAGCACCAATGGGTAAAGCGTTCTTTAGTTTTAACATGCAGTTTGATTACGATCCTGACATCAAGGGCGACCTAGAAGTCAAAGCTCAAGGCACAGAAAGCTTGATGGCTAACGAAGTGCGTAGTCAGAGACTGATGCAGTTCTTACAGGTTGCATCAAACCCTGCACTAGCGCCATTCGCCAAAATGGATTATATTATTAGAGAGATTGCAAAAGCTATGGATCTTGACCCTGATAAGGTTACGAATAGCTTGCAAGATGCTGTGATACAGTCTGAGATATTTAAGAAGTTTCAGGAGCAGATGCCACAGCAACAACAAGCCCCACAGCCACCTGAGGGAGGAGCAGCCCCTGCAGGAGCAGATGTTCAAGACCCAACAGGAGCAGGGGGAGGACAGATAGGCACAGGACAAGCACCTGCGCCAGGAGAAGAAGGATTTACAGGTAATGTCTAAGATTAAAGAGTTAACGAATAACAAAGAACTATGGGAAGCTTTTGTCGAGGAGCTACAACGATCAATAGTAAACTATCAACGTACAATGGAGCAGACAGAAAAGCCATCTGACATTTACAGATTGCAAGGTGCTATCTCTGCTCTTAGACGCATGATGCAACTAAGGGATATGATGAACAATGGAAAGACCTGAGGAACTCAACCAAGAAAAACAAATGAAATTTGCCTTCATGGATGAAGGTGGTATTCTTGCAGATGACGGTGTAGACCGTGACCCTGTAAGTGGTAACGAAGTTCCTGCAGGTAGTATGGCAGAAGAAGTTAGAGATGATGTACCTGCAATGCTTAGTGAGGGTGAATACGTTGTACCTGCTGATGTTGTACGCTATCATGGCATAGATAAGTTTGAAGACCTACGAGATGAAGCCAAGATGGGCTTAGCTAGAATGGAAGCTGACGGACGTATTGGTGGACAGCCTGTAGAGGAGCAAGAAGATTTTCCATTCCCTGTTGAGGAACTAGAGGGTTTTCAAGAGGGAGGAGCAGTAGGTGATACATACTCTGACGTTACAGGTTCTGACTTCAAAGCTAATCAACCTTATGGTGCAGGAGGAGGACGTTTTCCTGGTTTAGGCTTTGAGCTACGTAACTTTACCGATTCAAATACAGGCAAAACAGTTGTCATACCCTTCTTTAATGGAAGACCCATGCAGTATATCCCACCTAACTTCTTAGAGGGAGGAGCTACCACGACACAGGGTGGAACTGTTGATCCTGTTGCAGATGAAAAGAGTAGACAAGAGGATGAAGCAGAAGCAGCTAGAATTGTGGAAGACAAAGGAATGAGTCCTCTTGCTCTTGATGCTGCTACTAAGGCATTGAGTGGGCAGGAAACACAAGCACAGCCAAAGTCATTTGATGAGTATACATCTGAAGATTGGAATAATTATATAAAAAATTCTGATAGCTTTACAGCAGATATAACAGCTAAGATACCTGTTGTGGGATTGCTACAGAGAATGAATGAAAAAGCAGCACGTTCTTTTGCAGAAAAAGCGTTACGTTCAGGAGTAAACCCTGCAACAGAGAAATCATTAAGTTCACAAGAAATACTAACACTACAAAAAGTTCTGATGGTTGCTCCCAACACAAGTATGACAGAAGCTGTTATAAATGCTGTAACAGGTAAAGGTGAGACAATACAAGGTGTTCCTTTGTTTGAACAAAAAGGTTTTGAAGCAGACTTGTTACCTGATGTATCTAAGTTTAAAGAAGCCGAACCCACAGGACCTTTCTACAAAGCAGGAGAAACAGATGCACCTGTTACGGAAGAAGATTTACCTTTCTTTCCTAAACTTGATGCTCCTGACTTTGTAACGCAGGAAGGAGGCACAGTAGCCCCAACACAACAAGTAGACACACAGAGAGACGATTTTCCAACGTCTAAGTCTAGGAGAGAAAGTAGAGGCACTAAAGCAAGTAATATATTTGATATGAGTGCTTCAGCACAAATAGCTTCAGCTAATGCAAAGGAAGGTTTATTTTATAACCCAGGCAATATAGAAATAGGACAGAACTATGCAGGTGAGATAGGCACATATGCAGATGGTAGATTTGCTCAGTTCAGCACTCCTCAGTTTGGTGTTAGAGCATTAGCTGTTGATATGAAAACAAAAGCTGATAGATATGATAATAATGTGGAGTCTATGCTACTAGAGTATTTAGGTGGAGGTAGAACAGGTAGCAGAACGAGTAAATATAAAAAAGCAGAGATAGAAAATCCAAACGCCAGAACTTACATAAACAATGCCATAAAAGCTGTGGGTAGCAAAAAGATAGACACTTCTAATGTAAAACAGATGAAAGGTTTAATAGAGCAAATAATAAAAAATGAAAATACAAAAGATATAGCCGACTTTTATTTAGATAAACCAAATGTTATAGAAGAGGGTATAGTTCTATCACAAAAAAGTTTTCCAAAAGAGACACAATTAGCTGACGCACGAAAGGCTCTTAGTAATGAACTATTTAGTGCAGGACTAGTTGCGACACCTCCCACGTCTCCTTTTGAAACAGGACAGGCAGTGGCACAGCCTACAGAGGTAGTACAACCACAGGATGTATCACAATTTTACGGACAAAGATTTGATCCCACACAAATAGATACAGACGATATGTTAAAACAGGCAGCGCAAAATATACCTGCAGGTTCTGACATTGGAGGGGCAACACCCTCTGGTTTTCAAAATATCATAGCACCTCAAGTAACACGACAATCTGATTTACCTTTTGTACAAGGTCCTTCTGTAGCGCCTACAGTGGGATCACCTGCTGTTTCTCCTGCTACGGCACAAGACATGCAAATGCAAAAAGCTTTTAGTATCCCTAGAAGAGATGTAGCAGGAACAACAACTGCTCCCACCATAGGAGGAACAGGAGTAAGTGGCACATTACCACAAGTTGACACAACTACACCCACCTCTAAAACAATACCAACAACTATTCAAGACGTTGCACCTATAGGAGATAGAAAAGTTAGAGATGCAAAGGAGTTTTTAGCTAAAAGAAAAGCGGCACAACAAGCTGTAGAGGACGCAATAAGTTTTGCGCCAAAGACCAAGGAAAAACCAAAGGCTAAGACAAAAAAAGAGGAACAGATAAGTCAACAAGAGTATGAACAGCGTGTAGCTGATGCAACAAGAAGAGAAAATGAAAAGGCAAGAGACAGAGCCGATAGTGCTAGAGACAGTGTGTTAAGACAGGGAGGTAGTGTGCAAGAAGCATTTGATGCAGCACAAACTGCCTTCACAGGATTTACACCCTCAGGAGAGATGGTTGATCCTTTTAGCAATCCTGTAAATGTAAATGGTAGATTAGAATATAGAAATAGAGGAGGTTTAGCTTCTAAGTCTAAAAAAACTAAACCAAAAAAGCGTAACACCAAGAAAGGTCTTGGTGGTAAAATGGCTACCTGATGAAAATCAGCCCCAACAATAGGAGTAAATATTATGCCAGAGTTAGAAAACGTAGAAAAAGTAAAAGTAGCAGGGTTTGTTGATCCACGCCCACGCAAAAACAAAAACGCAGAGCGTATCAAAAAAGATGAGGAGGAACTGCAAGAACTTCTCAAAGCCAAAGAGCAAGGTGGACAACCTGCTGAAGAGGTCAAAGAAGTACCTGACACTGAAGAGACAAACGAAGCAAAGTCGGAGGATCAAAACCTTTCAAAAGAAGAGCAGTCTTTTAAGAAGAGATACGGTGATCTACGGAGACACATGGCAGACAAAGATAAGAAGACTGAGGAAAGAATCAAAGCTCTTGAAGATCAGCTATCAAAAGCTGCTAAAAATGAGTTGGTACTACCCAAGTCTGAAGATGAAATAGCTGAGTGGACTAAAAAGTATCCTGACGTTGCAGGTATAGTCGAAACGATAGCCGATAAAAAAGCTAGAGAAAGATCAAGTGATCTTGACAAACGACTTGAGAATATTGAAAAGATGAGAGTGGAGGCTGCAAAAGATAAGGCTGAGGCTGAACTTATGAGATTACACCCTGACTTTTCACAAATAAGAGAGGACGATAAGTTCCACGATTGGGCAGACGCACAGCCTAAGTGGGTACAAGATGCTCTCTACGAGAATGTTGACGATGCTAAGTCTGTTGCACGAGTTATAGACTTGTACAAAATAGATGCAGGTATCTCAACTAAAAAGGGCGATAGTAAAAAGTCGGCAGCTTCTGCTGTGAACACTCGCTCTAAGGCTTCTCCGACAGCAGACGAGTCTAGCAACTACATTAGGGAATCCCAAGTAGACAAAATGTCAGACAAAGAGTATGCAAAAAATCAGGAAGCTATTATGGAAGCAATGCGAACAGGTAAGTTTGTATATGATTT